AATGTCGCGTGAATCCTGCGTGGGGGTGAGAACCTTCACTGCGGCGCTGTTCCCATAGTAGGGCTCGTTCAGGGCAAAGGGGGAAGTTTTGACGAATGTTGAAATGAAACGGCAGTACTGGTGCTCACCACGTAGTTTTTCAGCACCACGGGCAGCATAACTGCAGATAGCCTGGCGCATCTGTTCGTATTCGGTAACGCGTTCTCCGAATGACCGGCTGCAGACGATTTCCTGCTTTGCCGGCGCAAACTCCTCCAGATCCAGACATGGTTCGCCACGCAGCTCCCGGACCGTTCGTTCCAGTACCACATTAAAATGCTTGCGGATAATCCAGGTGCTTTGCTCTGAGAGATCCAGAGCCGTTTTGATTCCCATGGCATTGAGCTTCTTGCTGATACGCCTACCGACACCCCACACATCCTCTACGGGTATCAGTGCCAGCAGCCGACGCTGGCGGTCAATGTTCGACAGGTCAACCACCCCGCCTGTCTGGCGCTGCCACTTTTTCGCAGCATGGTTAGCCAGCTTGGCAAGGGTTTTCGTCTGGGCAATGCCTACACCGACAGTCAGGTGCGTGCGCTTCAGGACCGTCGCTCTTATCTCGCGCCCGAAATCTGTCAGATCCCGGCAGCTTCGTATCCCCGTCAGATCACAAAAAGCCTCATCAATGCTGTAAATTTCTACCCGCGGCGACATCTCCTCGAGTGTGGTCATTACCCGGTTCGACATATCAGCGTAAAGCTCATAATTACTGCTGAAGCAAACAACACCAAATTGCTGGAAGCGTTCTTTCTGTTTGAAGTATGGCTCACCCATTGCGATACCGAGTTGCTTCGCCTCGGTGCTGCGCGCAATCACACAACCATCATTGTTCGACAGTACGACAACCGGACGCCCCCTCAAATCTGGTCTGAATACAGTTTCACAACTGGCGTAAAACGAATTAACATCGCAAAGTGCGAACATACTCAGCTCGCTGCTTTAACGATGAAAGTAACGACGCCGAATACGTCCAGCGTGTCTTCGCTGCCGACGATGATCGGCGAATAAGCGCTGTTCATCGGATTGAGCTGAACTGTAGGTCGCAACTGCAGGCGTTTAACAGTAAACTCCCCATCCACGGCTGCAATAACAATATCGCCGTGTTCAGCAGTTCGTGAGCTATCCACCACCAGCAGATCACCGTCGTTGATGCCTGCATCAATCATTGAATCACCCGTTGCTTTGACAAAATACGTTGAGCTGGGATGAGAAACGAGCAACTCATTAAGATCGATACGCTGCTCAATGTAGTCTGCCGCGGGACTTGGGAAGCCACACGGTACTAAATAACTGAAAAATGGCAGATAAATAATTTCGCGCAACTCTGTAGGTCTGAAAAATTCCATAATCCATACCCAAATACTGTTTTTATATACAGTAGCTTCATTTGAATATACGCGCAAGATACAGGAGTCGCTACGGCTGTTTAATTATTCATCTCTTCGTTTGTAAGTTTCTCTCTCAATTCAAATTATGGGTTTTGTAAATTTTCTGGTGGTATTGCCATATGCGCATATGTAAGCCAGTTTAGAGGCCGGGAACTTTCTGTACAGCGTCGACAGCCCCACATCATAAATAATCGCTACACATTATTACCATCTGTCCGCCCTTCTTTCATCCTGGCTTCCTCCATAGCGATACGAGTAGCCTCTTGTTTCTTATTCCAGACGCTGTCCTCCGGCATTTCCACACGCACTGACACAAATGAATCGGCCGGAATATCGACTGGCTCACCGTCCGCCACAGTCTCAGTGAACACGCCGTCATTATCAGTATTCCCTATTCTGTTCTGAGCAAACGGTGGCGCTGAGGGATGAACCCGGTGAAACGTTCTTACCAGTATCGAGCCATCAGCATTGACTTTGTAGTCCAGCCAGATGCGGGGTTGCTTGTTTCTGTCTACCGGAATTTCAAAACCTCCATCGATCCCTCCCCATGCTGCATCTGCATTAAGGCCAGTGCACCCCTCGATAAGGTACTCGCCAGTCTGTATCCTGGTTACGACCACCCCCTCTGATTCATCATTCGTTTCATAACCTCCATCAGAGAAAATTCTGACAACCGGCGATGCCTGTTTAATGAATCCATTACCATCAACGACAGTGTTGCTATTATCCCATAGCAACCTCAATACCATACGGCCCGCAGACTCACTACCTGATGCCACCGCAATTTTCCCCGCAGGGCTATACGGCAACGATAATGATGCCCAGGTATCCCCGGTCCCAACCCATATGGTCGGGCTGTATTGCGCAATACTTTGATCACCGTCGCCAAGAAAACCATTATTTCGATATGTCCTGAGTCCGCTACCTGACATTGCGACCTGAACTGCACCAAAGTCATTGACTTCAAATGCATAGGCACCATCTTTGGCACCAATACCAAAAGACCCAACCGTCATTATGTCACCGGAATTTAACCCAGTGTTTTTCGAAGCAGCAGAACCGAGATCACTGGCGTTGGCCTTTTTATTTAGTTCTGTCGTAATGCCATTCCACGCAGGGCCGTTCCACGCAGAACCATCAGGTAACTTGACTGTTATGTTGCCGGTTCCACTAAAAATGCTTTGCCAGTTCTGCTTATCGTAATTCAGTCCTCGCAATGCCTCAGCGCTTTGGGCCACCAAGGCAGCCGTGACCATGTTCAAAGCAACACGAGGCACGGCAGACCACGCAGCGCCGGATTGTGTCGGGCCTGTGTAAACACTAACCAGCGTCAGTGATGTATTGTTATTTACTGATTTAACCGGAAGTGTATAAGGGATGCCGCCGACAGTTACGACAATAAAATCGCCAGCAGCAAGTTCTGCTGTAAACGCTGTGCCGCTGCCAGTAACAGCATCTGTGTCATTGGTAAGAGTTAAGGTTCCTGCTGACATGAATATTTCCTCAATACATATCCGGAAGGACAAGAATTGGCATATTGATATTTTGATTAAATGTCATATCAAATCTGTTGTCATTGTAATTACCAACAACCTGATTATACGCTGACCGGATGCTTCCACCTGACATTACCACGCCCTTTTTCCTTATATTAAAATATCCATCCACTCGTCTTGACTGCGCACCTGTAAATACTATCTGGCAATATTTATCACCTATATATTGATTATTGTCTGTTACCGTTAGCTGCTGGTCATATACAAATGGGCGCTTCACTGTTGAAAATGTTACCTGTCCTGCTGAATTTGTCATGGTAATGCCATCACCGGCTACAGGCGCGGTATTATTGAAAATTACCAGTTCCATTGTTACAGATGCGGAAACATCATCCCGTCCTGAGTAATTGATGTCTCTTACAATAATATTTGCTCCGTCAAATCCTACAGACACATTATTGTTATCCCACTTCCCGAATGGTATTCCTGATACGGGAAGCGCCATCGAGCCGTTGACTGTCACCGTGCCAACGTAAGCACATGTCATTAATCTTGCCTGATTCGAAATTGCAGTGAAATCAGTAGAGTTGGAAACGAGAAGTCCTTCGTTGTAAGTAGCAGCAGGGAGAATTTCAAATACAGTTCCTGCCCAGTTTGGTATTCGCTGGTAGTTTCCCCTGTTTGTACCGTTAACAGTCACACCGTTGTCTCCGTTTCTTGTAACGGATGTCATATATATCGGTAAAACTATCCATGTCTGATTGTCTGCGAACTCCTGAACGTCAACCGGACGTGTCGGTAAAACAAAAACTGTGGAGCCTGACGTTAATGGAGTATTAACCTGAAACTGGTTTGCCCCCGTACCGTAACCAGCAAAACTTGTGCAGAATGACGGGGCACGGAGCCCCGCGGTAATCGCCATCGCAGGACGGCCATCGTTATAATCTATCAGTATTCCTTCCGGCATATTTCACCTTATGTCCATCGTCCAACAACAACACGACCACCTCCTGAGAGATTTACTGTGATCCCATTGCCGTCAATGCGAGTAACGTTATTCACTCCGTTAAATGCAAATTCACCGCTGTCGGCATAGAGTTTCCCATGGAATTCTGGGCTACCAGATTTTGGTAAATTCCATCCGCGTCCACCACCACCGGGGATAAAGTTTGCAGACTGAAGTGAATCGGTAATTTTCGCAAAATCGATGGATGCTTCCTGAATTAATGCGCTACGAATAAATACCTGTCCGTTATAGACGAAGAATGCAGCCTGCCAGTTGCCGGGGTTATTACCGGAATAAATGCCGAACTGATCCGCGGCAAATACAACGGTAGATTTATAGCTATTCCCCGATGGCTCGATAGACATGCCGAATCCGGTGTTATATTTCACACCGTTCCTGACAATCCCCATATTGAGTGTGTAAGAGGCTTTTGCAGTCCCATCACTATTTACCTCAGCTGTCATCTTCTGGTTAACGGCTGATGTAAGGCTACCTTCAGGGCCAATCTGCGCCTGAACATATGTGGACAGGTCAGCAAGTCCCTGCTCAGCAGTCGCTACCGTGGTTTTCACGACCAGGATATCGGCACGTACCTCACCGTACTGCTGATACTGGTGCTCAACAGTACCGTGGTTCGCCAGCGAATTTTCCATAATTCCTTCGAGGTTGGTATCGACCCCATCTTTAACATTCTGGAATGCATCAGATTTTTGGATGCCGTCATCAATAAGGTCCATCAATTCACCGGTATCCATCGAGCATAATGCCGGCACTTCAACGAATGCTGATGCACCGAAAGCGTTAATCGTCCTGATGTACCAGTAATAGGTGTGACCTGCCTGTAACTGATTGCTGGTCCATGTGGTACCAACTCCCTCTCTGCTGGCATTTCCCTCAACAGTTGAAGTGGATGTATCGGGGAGTTTTGCCTCCCCTGACGTCCAGAAATCAAACTGCGTGGAAACGTTGGTTATGGCCGCAAGTCTGGGGATCATCGTGACTGCAAAGAACCCCTGCTCAATATCGACGTGCGATGGCGGCGGAGGCGCTTCAATGCTGAACTCCAGATAACCTTCCGGCGATTCTGCCCCCATCTGGTTAACAGCAATAACATGAGCGGTATAGGTATCTTTTGGTAATCCGTTAAGACGCGTGAACGTCCCGGGGACCTGGACGGACATGACCATCTGGCCATTGCGACGAATGATCACTTTGTTGTAGACCACCTGTCCGATGTTCTGCCATGACAAAATCCCCTGTACGACCTGACCAATTTCCTCCACGGTGTATTTCAGGTTCTGCGGCTGCGCCACGCCGCCTGATGGCAACTGAGTAAACGGTGGCCGCTCGATCGGTTTACCGATGACATCGCCCCAGACATCTGCTGTTTCCTGCTTCAGTGTCAGTTGGACGCCATTCTGAACGCCGAACTTCCAGTCAGTTACCCGCATCTCAACATTCACGATACCGATAGACGGGAAATTCACCTTCACATACATTCCAGGGCGGTAACGGTACCCGCTCAGATTTAACGTTACGTTCATCGTCCTGGCGATGCGGGTGCGCTTTAACTTCACGTCTGCCAGACGCTGGGCCTGAAATTCAGAGGTCACAAATCGCAGCTTCATATCCTGCGATATTTCTACTCCGTCTTCCGTCACCCATTCACCGACAGACACAGAGGGGAAATCAGCTTCGGTATACCCCTGTTGCGGATCAACAAACGTCCCCTTGATGGTGTTAACGCGTTCCGCCTGAGAGACTTCCGGCATGATTTCGATATCACCGGCCAACTGGCTTTCAGTGATCACTTCGGTAGCTGGTCCGTAATACGCCCCGACCAGAAGGCCATGTTTGCCAGCTGTATACGTTACATCCCCGGCGCACGCTGCCAGCATACCTTCCAGAATACTGACTTTGTTTTCACTGAGATCGAATTCACCGTTTATCGTGTAACGTTTTTCAACGGTGTTGGCGCCGGTGATCACCTCCTCATCGCAGATGTTGGCCGCTTCCTGAAACTGATCCCAGTTAATATCTGAGTCAGGAACTTTCAGGTACTTGCGGTAATAGTCCAGGATAACCAGCGCCGCATTATTGCTGTAACCCGTTAACCCGGTACGCGGGTCATAAATAGCCCGCCCCTGCTTTTCTACCTTGATGTTAGGGATACCTGCCGGGAATTTTTCAGCATTGAATTTCAGGGATACGCGCAGCCAGGTGATCCCTTTCCCGATCATATCTTCTTTCCATGACGGGCAGTTTTCCAGCATGTAAGGGTCCGCCGTCTGTCGGCTGGTGTGCAGCTCGAAAAAGGCATGCTCAGGATAGCTACTGATCGGTTCGTCACCCAACCAGACAGTCTGTACACCGGATAACGGATGCCCTGCCAGGGCGATGGCCAGATGCAGCATTTCGCCGTCATCCTGTTCGCCAGCCTGCTCTTCGGAAAAGAACAAAGTGCCCGCCGACGTTGAGCGACCGTAAACAACGGTTTTGGCACTGGCCGCAGCGCGCAGAACCTGTTTGCGTTCAGACGTATCACGGTAGGAATTCAGCGACGGGGTCTTGGTCAGCGCCTGAGTGGCAATCTGTGCGGCGACGGTGATAACCATCGCAATGGCATACATTTCATTTGCCGCTGCCACACCTGCGGCAATGGTGGCAACAATAGGAACAGCAGCAGGCATTAACGTACCCTCCAGACACTCAGCGGTTTAACCCGCAGTCGGACAAGACCATTTTCTCCCGGAACCCATACAACGCCGGAATACACCACTCCGGCACACCGCGCCCCGGAATTTTCAACAATGGCAATATCCCCTCGCTGCGCCAGCTTCACCGGAACTTCATCGAGATACCGGGCCAGCACCTTTTCAAGAGAACCGCCGCCGCGCAATATCGCCTTTTTTGCCCCATGTTCACTGTCGTAGGTTCCGCGCCAGCCTTCCGCAAAATCTTCGCCGCACATGGCCTGAGCGCAGTCCGCAGCGAACAGGCAGCAGTCATGGCTGCCCCATAAAAAAGGCCGCTTTTCAGCGGCCCTTATTACGGTAATTAATCTGTTATGCCAGTCCGGATGCTTCATGCTTCCTCACTTATAGGTAAATCCTGGTGCATCTTTTTTACTGCCCCAATAAATCGATCGTTCAGCCATCTGCGCCACATACCGGAATATACGGTCGCCGGGATAAGCGGCCTGCTGCGATTCATCGGTATAGCGATCAGGGAAAGGACGCTGCCAGTCTTCAAAAATATTACTGATGGTGTACTGCAGGGCGTTCTTACCGCCAGCGGTCGCCCCCGTACTGGATACCCGCCCTTTAAACAGGAGATCGGCAACCTGGACAACACCGTTATCATCCATGGCCACCAGATAGATTTCGGCATTTCTGCCCACACATCGCTCATTCAGCGTGGTGGCAAAGAGGGCCATATCCAGGCCTGAGAGGGTCATTTTGACCTGCGTGGGGCTGGTCGTGCTGGTTTCACTGGCATCATCAACAGAACCCATACGGCCCATGCCGTAATAGACATAACCACCAAGAACCAGTGTCCCGGTACCGGAATGCACATAGACGGTACCGGATTCAAACTGAATATTGGCGGCGATCGCGACCGTCACCCTGTCGCGGGATAACCAATCCACCATCGAATCAGAAAATGGGGAATACAGCATTAAAATGCCTCCTCAAGCTCCAGCGTGTAACTGGTAAAAACACCCGGCACTCGGTTACCGGCACCCTGCTGGTTATCCTTCAGTTTGAAAATGCCGTAGGGTTTCGCGACTTCAATGGCTGCATTAGCAGGCGGAGAGCTACGCAACATCGGGGCAAATACAATCATTGCGGTACCGTTCGCTGCGCTCGTCACGTCGGCTGTAACCATCTTCAGCTCATCGTTAACAGTGAAATAATCGCCCTGTCTGAGCACCACTGTTCCCGGCGTCCACCCCTTACTCTGAAGCTTGGTTCCGGTCTGATTAGCGCCATCAACAACAGGCACGCCCGCTGGTGTTCTGCCACTTCTCCCCCAGTCGCGAACTTTTACCCTGCCATACTCGCCATCGAGTGAAGCCACCAGAGCATCAATGCGCCTGGATTTTTCATCCGTCAGGTTATTGAAGGTCAGGGAACATACCCAGCGGGTACCGGGGAAGCGAGCTGTCTGCGATGAGCCATTGAATGGTGAGCGAAAAGTTTTGGTATTACTTTCTGGTCGCCATGTCAGCGACGCGGGACAGACATCTTCCGGCCATTCAAGTGCAGCCATAAATGCTCCTGGATAAATACGTGCAACGTCGGTACTGATCATTTGTCAGGATGTTACTAATAAATATCCCTGGTTAAAGTGTGTGGTTCAGCCCGTCAGTGGTGGGACACTGGCGCACTCAAAAAAGGAGGGATGGCTGATTACCTCTAAGAAAGGATTAAAATGGATATTGAAGTATTAAAAAGAAGCCTTGACCGAACTGATGCTCTTGAGTCGGTCGTTAGAGAACTAATAAGTGTGCTCACGCCTGAACAACTATCTGCTTTTCAAAGCAACACAAAAAAGAGATGGGAGTTAGCTGAAAAAAATGCTCCGTCTGAACTCGCTGATACAATATCCAGAACTAAAGCTTTAGCTCTGAAATTGTCTGGTATTGGAAATTAAATTTTGCTTTGCGTTATCTAATGCAGCATTAACATTTGAATCAAATGCGGCCTGATTTTGGGCCGCTTCAAAAATCTTCGAGACCATTTTTTCAGCATGCTCTTTCGCCCGCTGATTGTACCCTTCAAGCGTAAGTTCTGGCGTTAAGTCTTCGCTGTACTGGATAGTAGCTAAGGTTTCTTTGCCAATTTTCACCGACACATTACTGCCAATGCGTTGTGTCGATGACATGCGTAAATTTTCTCCGAAGGAAATTCTTACTCCATTCTCTTTCGGAAACCCTACTGTAAATTCAAGTGGCTCAACTCGTTGTTCTAAAGTCATAATTATCTCCCTCCTTTCGGCTAATTAAATTAATGATGCAGTCCATCACACGCCTAACAAACGACGCGCCTGCCCTCGATTAGAAAAATCCTGAAGCAAATCCTGACGCGCCTGTTTAGCGCCATCGTTCGCCCCCAGCCGGGCTGCTTCCAGCATTGCCTGTTTCAGTGCTGCATCACCATTACCGGATATGGTGAAATGCTGGGTGATGTGCTGAGTGATGCCATTTCCGGCTGCCGGAGACTGTGAACCAACCACACGAACTCCTAACGATCCGTCAGCGGAGCGGGTTAACGGCATAATAGCTTCCGGCCCAGCTTCCCCCATCAAGCCTGCGCCTTTGGCGAAGGCAAAATAGGTAGGCGAACTGACGATGCTGTTACTGTATGCGCTGAGGCTTGCAGAAGCATAGGCGCCACCTTTTGCGTTAAGTTGAAGTCCTGACGCTGCTGAGTTGTAAGCGCCGGACGGAGTACTGCCAGATACAGCGCCTGCGCCCGCCCCAAACATACCGCCGATTGAACTGAAAAAACCGCTGTTACTGGTTGAGCGCAAAGAATCCACCAGCATCGCATTGAGGATAATTTTCTGCATAGACTGAAGCACAGAACTGGCCCAGTCCTCCCAGTCGACCTTATTACCGGCCAGCGCATCAGAAATATTTCCCACCAGTCCGGTCATGGCATTGTTTACCAGGTCAGCAGACTGAGAGGCATAGTCCGAGGCGGTGTCAGCCCAGTTAGCGAATCCTTCACGCATGCCATCCGCCCAGTCACTTCTCTGAGCATCAGAAGCAGCATAGAAACCTTGCTGATCGCGCAGGCGCTCAGCGAGATAACGCTTATTCAGATCCAGTTCCTGACGGTATAGGTCTTCAGAAATATCACCTGACTGGTACTGCCGCTGAAGATCAACGTTCTTCTGCTGAAATTCCTCCCGGATGCGTAGCATTTCCTGCATACGTTCACGCATTCGGCTTCCCTGTCCATACCCGGTAAGTTCTGCCTGGTTAGATGCTCGCGCGCTGGCGTTTGAGTCAGCGAGGTTGGCTTCATACGCCGCTAATTGTTCGCGGATTTTCTGCTGATCAATCAACGCGGCATTCTGCAACAGGGTTTGTTTTTGCGCTTCTGTGAGGGAAGTAAGTTCACCCTGACTAACCTGATATTTCAGTTTTGCCAGTTCGGTATTCTGACCAGCCAGAGCGATTTGCTCTTTCTGCTGCTTGATCAGCTTGTCATACGTATCAACTGTTTTTTCAGCGTCAGATTTAGGGCCTTTCTTCTGAGGTTTACTGGCTTCATTGTTACGCCACTCAGCCAAACCATTATTAATAAATTCGTTACGACTAGTTTGATAACGCGGATCATCCGCAACAAACCCTAAATCGTCAGCCGCGTAAGCTAAACGTGCACGCTCTTTTGCTTCTCCTTTTAATTTCGATAATTTTAGATCGCGGCGACTTTTATTTAATGCATCGCTTTGACTGGTATTAAGCTCAGCCTGAGGAAGACGCATCGGGGCATTTACAAGGCCCTGCCTAGCCATGAGCAGGCTATTACCTAGACTCAACAGGCGGTTAAATTCTGTATGCTGTCCATTCATCACCAATAATGATTGATATGCGCTGTTTTGCTCTGCCGCTTGCTGTCGAATCAAGGCGATCCGTCGATGCTCAATACCTTCAAGAACCTCCTGTATAGACTCAGATTTTGCCTGCATCTGAGCCAAACGCTCCTGCTCAACAACTAAAGAACTCGTTGCGTTTGAAAGTTCACGTGTGGCTTCATCAATACTTTTCAGATGGTTAATCATATAACCACCTACAGTTACCCCAGGATTTGCCAGCATATGCTGATAACCGGCAATCTCTTTCTTTAGTTGCCTTACTTTTTGGGCTTGCTCATCAACAAGCCTGTTTTGTTCATCCAGAGCCTGCCGGGTCTTTGTTTCATTATCAGAAACCTCAGGCAGAGACATGGATTTAGTCTTAGCGCGAACTTCTTCTAGAGTGTTTGCATATTCCTGTGCTGAACGTCTGGCTTGTTCTTGATTCTGATACATGGTGTACCATGCACCAGCTCCAAGCAGGACCAAACCGGGTATTCCGCCCACCAATCCAAGTGCACCACTGATCAATCTTGACCCAGCAGCGCTCACATTATTGAGCGTTGTTTGTGCTGCTGTTCTGGCTTGAATATTTCTTGTTAATGATTCCTGAGCTGCGGATAATCTTTTCTCGGCAGCTGCTTGGGCATCTGTACCACGAGCTGCAATCAGTGCTTGTTGGGCACGATATACAGCCGCCCTGGCTCTTGCTGTAGAAATCTGGGTTCCCCTGAGCTGGGCTTCAGCCAATGACACCTCGCTTTTTGCAGCATTTAACAACTCAGCCGTCGCAGATGCTGCACCAGTGGCCATTCCACCAAGCCAGCGAGCTGTACCGACAGCCGCTAGCGCACCAGCAGCCATTGCTACAGTATCAATATTGTCAGCAACACTATTAAGCGCACCGGTTAATACCTTCGTTGTTCCTGTAGCTTCGTTAGCCCCGCCAACCCATGCCATGAAAGCATTTTCTATCTTCGTAGAGGCAGCAGAAACTGTCTGAGGCATGGAGCCGAACTCATCTCTCAGCGTACCAAGCTGGCTAATTAATGCCGGTACCACCTTGTCAGAAGTAAGCTGGCCTTGATCAGCCATTGCTTTAAGGTCTTTTCGCGCGACGCCCATTCCAGTTGCGAGCGCACGAATAACACGATCCCCATTCTCGTTTACGGAGTTAAATTCTTCGCCACGCAAAACACCTTGAGCAAGAGCCTGGCTGAACTGGGTGATAACTGAACTTGCCTCTGCAGTGTTGGCTCCTGAAAGTTTTAATCCTGTAGAAATCGCTTCGGTAACCTTTAAAACCTCTTCGGAGGAATAACCGTATTCACGCATTGAGGCAGCGGAACGCGCAAACAAACTGGCATTGTCTGAAAAAGTCGTACCTGTGCGCTGGCTGATCTCCATCAGAGCACGCTGAGAAGCAATAAAATCATCGTTAGACTGGGATGCCTGCTTCAGTCTGGCGTTCACGGAACTCCATTCGTCCGCAAGTGAAATAAGGTGACCTGTTGCAAACGCTCCTGCAAATGCCCCTGCCAGCCCAAGAGCAGATGCCTTTGCTGTGTTAATCTGATTGGTAACCTCCGCCAGAGCTCGCTGTGTTTCACGCGACGCAGCAGCAGCCTGTCGTCCGCCATTTTGCATAGACCGATAATAGTCCTGCCCCATTCGAGAGGCGCGTGATATCTCCGTCTGGAAAGATTGAGAATTGGCAGAAATTTTGATTATTAATTCGCGTAAGGTTGCCATTTATCCAAGCTCCAGACGTAAAAAAACCGCCGAAGCGGTTTTATTTTTATTGTTTCCAGACCTTTTGTCTGGCCTCTTCAAGGTATTCTTCATCAGTTTTAGGTGGAGGTGATCCAGCTGCCAAATCACTGCCGCAGTGTTTACATTTAATGGCTTCGCTTTTGATTATCTCCGCACAGAACGGACATTTCTTCATACCCTCGTTTTCAATTAAGTCTTTTTCTTCAGCAGCAACATCCTTCTTTATTACAAGAGAATGCACGAAAGCAATAATAAACAAGAGGGCACCATACACCCACCAGGCAAAGAAAGAGCGGCCTTTGCTATGAGCAATCAAGGCCGGAATTAAGCCGATGACAATTGAAACAAGTAAAATTTCCATATTTTTGGTCCCAGAATAATTAGTCGAACAAATCCTAATATTTTCTGGGCTAAATGTCACTGCGTCGCAGCTGTAAGCGCCGCCTCAAGCCCGGCAAACGGGTCTGCACCTTCTTCATCAGGATCACGCTGCCAGCGCAGCAGCATGTCGCTCATCGTGGCTTTTGCACCTTGGGAATTGAACACAGCCGTTGCAATCTGCGCCGCCTGAATGTCTCCCCGGATATCACCTATTGGGCTGTGTTTATCAAATTCAGCCCAGAGCCTGAGCTCACTGGCAGACATGGTATCCCGAAGCTCTGATAGCGTGCGCCCCATGCGGAGCGCAAGCGACATCAGAAACCGCATGCCGGGCTGTGCTACTTTCCCTCAGCTTCCTTCGGGTCAGTGGTCAGATTAAGAGCCTGGCGCAGCAACCGCGCATGAACAGGGCCATACACCGCTTCAACATCGGCAAAATCATTTTTGCTGAATACCGGTTCACCCTGTTCGTCAAACAAAACATCAATAAACAGTGTGACATCTGCGCGGAGATTGCGGTTCGCACGTTCTGACACAGACAACTCACCATCAGTATCACCAGGTTTAATCACGTCCTGCCAGTGCAACCATGCTTCTGCTGATGGTTCCCGAAGGACAACCTTCACACCATCCCATTCCGGAACAGTAACATCAGTATGACGAAATGCTGACGCTCTGGACAGTGCCAGTTCTTTAAGACTCTTAGCCATTTTTTATCCCTGATTAAAGAAGATGAGTTATGCCACCGTTACTGTGCAGGTTGATGAGGTAACTTTTCCGGCAGGCGTGGAGGCGTCAGTAACCTCACAAACATAATCACCGGCATCACCTGCGGCAGTGTTTGACTTGTTGAACGTTGCAGTCGTCTGCCCACTAACTGCGCTACCGCCCTTCTTCCATACGTAGGAATAAGGTGTGGTTCCTCCCGCTGCCACTACCGTCAGTGATAAAGCTGATCCAGATGTTACGGATTTGGTATCAGGCAGATCGGTGGTAAGGCGCAGCGCGTTATCAATTTTCGTTGGCTTACCTTTCAGACGTAGCGAGAACGTTGCAGACACTACGCTGTTTGTCCCTGAAGACCAAGTGTGCTGGCGAACTTCAGCCAGGAACTGGAAGCCGATCCCGGAAGGGAAAATGATTTTGAAGCCATAGGTGGTGTCGTTGTCATATGCTTCACGCAGGGCATCCTGTGCAGGGTTAGAGTAAAAGTTACCCGACAGTGAGATTTCTGACTGAGCGCCCAAGCCGTTAATATTTTCCTGTTCTGTAGAACACAGCGTTGTGACGTCGATATCCTGTTTCTGGCCACCAGTGAATTGCACCTCTTTAATGGTGCACTGCAAATCCAGATACGTTGCTGAACCGACCGTTTCTGGCGTTGCCGGGGCAGAAGTGATCTGAATCTTCGTGCCCTGTGATTTTTCATAAAGTGAGGACATAACTGTCTCCTGAAATAAAAAAAACCGCCGGAGCGGGTGGTATGGTTTAGGTCTGGTCAGACGGTGACCTGAAATTCGAGCGTGGCCCGGTGATAGCGCAGATCAGGCTCATAAGCTGGCGTTTTAACAACATTTGCAGGCCTCAGTACCTGCAAAGCATCCAGCGCCATATTCCTGATCGTGCGCGCCTCAGTGATGCTGCTGGAATAGACATCGACCTGCACCGAAACAGATGACTCTGCCTGGCCGCAGAGAACGTCTGCGGCCACGTCGGTAATAATCGAGAAAATTACCCAAGGCGGCGAGACTGAGGGCTTCCCGTCACTGCCGAGCGGTGCAACGTAGGGATAAACCTGCCCTCCGGCCAGCGGTGCCAGCAGAGGATAGAGATCGTCTTCCGTCATTTGCTTAATGCCTCGTCAATCGCCTGGTTCATACGCCTGATCGCGACCTCCGTCGCCTGCTCCAGGCGAACATCGAACGCGGGGCGAACAAACGGATGAGGCGGCATATTTACAGTCCCCATCTCAACAAACCGCCAGTAAAACGCATTTCGCGGATCGCTGGCTTTCATGGTGTTGTCGCTATTACCGGTTCGCATGTTGCGACCACGGATATGTACGCCGGAAGTAATTTCACCGCGGCGTCGTGAGCGCTGAGTCAAAACGACCACGTTTTTCTTCAGTTTTCCGGTTCTCTCAGGAGCGCGTGCGATCACTTCTTCCTTAAGCACTTCTGCCCCGGCGCGTGTGGAATCACGCAAAACCTTGTTATTTTCAGCGCGGCTAAGTAACTCCAGGTCTTTTGCTATGTCATTCAACCCGGAAAAGTCGAGGCTCGTTTCAATCATTTTTCTGCCCCCTGCTTGCATAAAATTTCGAGCTGAACACCGCGAGAATCAGAAATCGGTGGGCCAATGATATTCAAAATGGCACCCTTGAACGGTCCAGTGATAACCCTGAGTCTGGACGCAGCAGTTATATCGTTACGAAATCGTGTCCAAACCCTGATAGTGGCTACAGCGGTTTCAGCACCGGCCGCTACAATTTCACGGCCACTGATGCCTTTGACTTCTGCCCATGTACTCGCACCGTCATGCCACGTTTCAACAGGCTGACCAGAAGGATCTCTGGATGTTGTGATGTTCTGAACTACCACCCTGTCTCTCAGTCTTCCGGCCTGCATAAAATCCTCCTACACACCGTAAATTCGGTATGGCTGAAGCAGGGCTTCAACTGCAAACGGGACATCTGTAGCGGTCTGACCGACGGCCACTGATTCTCTGTTGGCATACCAGTGACCTATCAGCAGTAACATGGCCGCCTTAACATCATCATTGAGGAGAATCTGGTCAGGATCTTCTGCGTAGCCTGGGCTGCTTTCATTTTCATAGAGCGTGCGGCGCGTCCATGTCTGGACATACCGGGCTGCCGCACCTGAGTAAATCTCCAGCAGAGCATCATCACCCGTAAAATCGGTATCAATGCGACAATGCTGTTTCACCACAACAAGCTCAAGCATCACTTTCTCGCCTTTTTGTCTGCTTTTGTCTCCGGCTGTTCCGGCTGTTCCGGCTGCGCAGAATTATCGACCTCAATCAGATGTGCATATCCTTTATTAATCAGTTCGCGTCCGTGCTGCTCAATGGTTTCGAATACCGAGCCTTCGGTAACCACGTCGCCGTTTATGTACAGCGGCTTTTGTGCAATTATTTTCATAGCTCACTCCCGTAAAAAAGCGGCCCGCAGGCCGCAGCAGGTCTTATGCGCCAGCAGGTGCCGGGACAGTGAAGGAACCATAGATGAATGCTTCCGGACGTTTGACTGCCAGTGCCAGACGCTCTTCACAACGAATTGAGATCATGTTTTTCTCAAAATCGTCGGCGTTTTCAGTGGAAATAACCACATTGGCATCCTCACGATCAAAAATCTGCGCACCAGCGTTAAATGCGCCTGTCAGGAACTTGCCCTTAAATGCCGCAGCTTCGGTCGCCACCACCGGAAGCCCCCACAATGTCGGGCCAGTCAGACCTGATGGATTGGCAAGGATATAACGCCCAAGCGTGTCTTTAGTGAGTTCGATTTTTGCCCAGTCGATAAAGTGCAGAACATGCCCTGACGCCGGGAAGCGCGCCAGTTGCGCCTGCAGCATTGCCAGGCGCAGGTCATCAATGCCGTTTTGCTGTTCAACCCTGAATTCTGCACTGAAGGCCGAAGCCTGCGGAACGATACCGTGCAGATGAACGCCGGTACCGTCACCAAAAAGGATTTCCTGCTCTTCAACATATTTCAGGCCGTAGCGCATTTCGGCATCAACGGTGGACTGTAACTGTGCGAAGTCATCCAGAATCTGTTTTGACGCCTTGAACATATGCGCAATGGTGGTTACCGGGGTGATCTTCGTGGCGAACGCAATATCGCTGTACGGCTTGGTTGTGTTCTCCGCAACCACGGCGGCTTTGTTGGTAAAACCCGTCTGCTGAACCCAGAAGATTGCCGGAGATGATGTGCGACCAGGTGCAATCAGATCACGTATAAACAGGCGTTGTTTGGGGGTAGTATCAATACCCGGCAGGCGCTGAGGCTCTACCACGCCTTCAGCGACACCGGAGGAGATAAGTGCAGCGTTTACCGGGATGCTGACGCGTTTCCCTCCTTCCACGCTGGCGGAAAATGTTTTAAGAGCTTCCGCAGAAATGACCTGTTGGCCAACCGTCTCAACAATATGTTTTGCATTGGCCAGCGGCATCTGCGCAACATGCTGCTCAAGTTCCCCTATTGCCGCCTTCAGCGTTTTTTCAGCTTCACGCAGGGCGTTAAATTCAGACGCCATCTTGTCAACGGCTGCCTTTGTTTCTTCTGACAGTTTGCCGGACTTCTTCGCTTCTTTAAGTGCATCTTCAGCCCTGGCATTAAACTTATCCGTCGCCTCTTCAATGCTGGCGGTAACTTTTTTCAGAATTTCATTTACTTCAGACATAAAAGGTCCTTATTTGACTAACGCAGCGAGGGCGTTTTCAAGAGAATTGATGATTTCAGGTTTTATTTCTTCGGCAGCGCCCGGCGTGCCGTCATGGTTGGTGGCAGCGCCAGACATGCCACCGGACAGGGCTTTAATCAGTTTCCGGCGTTCAGAGCGCGGAGTGTTGGACTTTGCCAGCAACGCATCGAGCTTACGCAACGCTGCAGCAGGAGTTTCGTCACCGTCACTTACGGCATCAGCAGAAAGAAGGCTGTCGGCCAGACCTTTCTCCACGGCATCGCTACCGCCGATGTAGCTTTCGGCATCCATCAGTTTTTGCACTGTGGCCATATCAAGCCCGGAGCGTGCGGCGTAAATGTCAGCCATTGCGTTATCAAACGGTTCGAGAGAGGCAGATAATTCAGCAAAGTCATGCCGGTTACCCATTGCTACCACCCAGCAGTTGTGGATCATCAGGAAGGCCCCGCGACCAATCTGAATATCATCCCCGGCCATCGCAATGACCGAGGCGGCGCTGGCGGCAATGCCCAGCACCTTGACCGTAACTTTCCCCTGGTATTCACGCAGCAGGTTGTAGATGGCCAGGCCTTCGAACATGTCACCGCCAGGGGAGTTGATATTGACCGTGACGTCGGCGCCATTCATCGCCCGTAGCGCACCGGCGATACGTTTGGCTGTTACGCCTTCACCCCAGTAGTCCTGCCCGATCACATCAAAAACAGAAATACTGTTGTCGTCAGTGGCCGCAGCTTTGATCCCGCCGTTCCAGCGGTCCAGTGCGGAAGGAAGGGTTTCACAGGTAACGCGCGCACAGGGGCGCCCCGCCGGTGCTACCGGAAGTTGTTTTTTGCTCATCAGGAAAGTGCTCCTAAGCGGCCTGTTTCAGCGGAGATTGTTCAAAGGAAATATCGGGGAATACGTGGTTATGCAGTTCTCTCAGGGCCAGAGCCTGAACAGCAGGATTGCTGCTTTCGAGATTTTTCAGTTGCGTCAGGTTGAGCTGAACGGTGTAAATATCGCCCCCTTCTATCGGCGGCATGTTCTCAAGACGGCGAACGTCATTGCGAGACATCCAACCATTCTGCAGTGCGCTGGTATAGTAAGCAGCACGACCAGCGCTATCGGCGCGCAGAAGCCCTTCAACGGAGAACTCAGCAAACAAGTCCTCATCACTGTTCAGAAGACAACGCGATATTTCCTGCTCAATATTGACCAGGAGAGGACGCAGGGTATGAGTCAGGAACAGCATGTTCATCCCTTCAAGACTCGAAGCCCAGCTGGATTGTTTTGTCGTATGGCCGACCATAAATGGCGGTACGCGAAACCAGCGACAAATTTCCTCAATACTGAATGAACGGCTTTCAAGGAGTTGCGCGGCCTCCGGGTTCATAGTGACATTCTGGTAAGTCAGTTCATTTTCCAGAACCATCAGTTTCCCGGCGTTTTTAGAACCAATAAAAGACTGAAGATTTTTACGCAATCTTTCTCGCTGTTCCTTATTAAGCGCCGTTTTTGAAGACAGGAAACCGGTACTTTGCAGGCCATTTTCGAAGATTTTTGCTGCGGCTTCATCAACCGACATAGCAGCGCCGAAAACGTCAACCCCGGCCATTGTCGGCATCATCCCGCACACACCATCAAGACCAAATCCGCGGATATGCATCATCCGGTCTACTGGAATGATCCGCTTAACGCTATTTTCCGTGTATGTATACTGTAACTTCCCGCTATCGAGTCGCTTTACAACCATATTCTGCGGAAGTAACGGCACCAGCGATACCAGTTTGCTGCCGATATATAGCTTCTCGACAAATGCATTACCACGCAGGCAAATACTGGCCACAATCATCAACATGAAACGGGAAGGGGTCATTTCCGGGTTAGGACGCCTGCATAATATCTGGTAGGCGGGATTGTTCTGGGCCAGCTTTCGCGATCCATCAGCCTGCCGCTCGTAAATTTTAAGCGGAAGCGTGGAAACTGACTCACTTAAGAGTCTTACGCACGCCCAGACAGCAGAAAGCCGGATAACTTTGTCAGCGGTAACCACTTTTCCGCTACTGCTGGTTCCGTACCACTCCCGCCAGAATTCACCGGTCGTCAGGCTTATGGGAACACCAAGCCAGTTTAAAAGAGCGCTCTTAACGCGCCCTGGTTGCTGTTTATTCTTAGCCATCAGATACCCACTATGATCGGATCGTCAAAAAAGCCCTCTATATCGCCATCATCAGGCTCATAACCTTCTGCAGCACCAATTGCCATCGCCGACGCAACCACACCATCAATTCGACCAGTACTCTTTTTCTTGGCGAATATGCGGTTTTCTTTTTGGTCGGCTTCGGTTACGGCGGAAGCAGCGTTCCATCGGAGGCAGGGGTTTGTTTTAATAATGATTACGCCATCATCGAGCATCTGTTCAAAAAGTTCGATGGAATGAGGCATCCACAGTCCTGAATCCTGTGCCTTGTAGTATCCCTGCCCGTGAGGAATAAGCGGTACTGATACAGAAGCGTTTTCCAGTTCTGGTTCAAGATATTTGATGCGGTACTGGTCGAAGGCGATCGCCTTGATATCGAACAACATGGAAAGATCAGCAATACGTTCAGCAACAAAACCATATTTCACCGCCTTTCCAGGCGTAGTATGAATATGCCCTCCCCGTTCCCATGCGTCATAAGGTACGCGGTCTGTTTTCGCTCTATCCAGCAAAGTATCTTTTGGTGTCCAGAACTCCACCAGCAGCTTTCTTTTTTTAGGGAAAAAAAGCGCCAGAGACGTAAGGTCGCGAGTTCCTGAAAGGTCCAGGCCGCCATAACATTCTTCTCCCTGCAGCTCATGCAGGTCAAAGTCCTCTTCGCACCCCATCCACACATCGCTACTCATCCAGGGGTTATCGGCATCCACCCACTGACAGAAGTTTAACCGCCGAACAATGCTTTCCTTCGACGGCATCCCCCGAGCCTGAGTAACCTGCTCACGTAGGTAGCGATCGGTAAAAGTATGACCAAGAGAGGGGTTTGCTTTTTTCCAGCAGGACTCGTCCTTGAATGGGTCTTCTCCTTCGTCCAGGGAACAAATGAAAGAAAAGAAACTGTCATCCTCAATCGAGCCTTCGGCAACTTTACGCCCATACTCGTGATAGTCGTAGCAGACGCTGGTTTTGTCGTGGCCGCTGTTAGTGATCATGAAAATCAACGCCTGGCGACGACCTTTCGTCCCGGCGCGCATCATTTCCACAACCTGGTTGTTTTTGTGCTCGTGAATTTCGTCAATCAGAGCACAGTGTGGGCGTGGCCCTGACTGCCCATCATCCGAACTGATAGGCCGGAAAAATGAGCCGGTCTGAAGAAACGCAAGGTTCCACTCTTTCCCGGCGCCGCCTGATTTATTTATTCGCTGTGCTAACGCTGGGGACTGATCCACCATCGCCACAGCATCGCGAAACAGTATCATGGCCTGGTCTTTTTTCGTGGCGGCCGCGTAGACTTCCGCGCGTGGCTCCTTGTCGGCGACAAGGCAGTAAAGAGCGATACCAGCTGCAAGCGGTGATTTACCTGACCCCTTACCGGATTCGACGTACACCATACGGAACCGGCGATAGCCGTCTGAGTTTTGCCAGCCAAATACAGACCCCACGATAAAGCACTGCCAGGGTAACAGATTGAACGGCTTGCCTTCGTGTTCGCCACCGTTAAGTTTCAGCACTTTCGCGAAAAAGTCGATGGCACGCTGCGCTGTTTCCGTATCCCATACCAGACCGCGGGCATGGCAGGACTCCAGATCCTTCAGGTGACGCTTGCAGGAATTGCGGATATCAGGTCCGGCAATTTCCTTACCGGACGCCACATCCATCGCATAACGAGTGGTGGGGTCAACCGAAGAACTGGTTGAGCGGGTCTTCTTTCTCTTCTCCACCATCAACTTTCACCTTTGTTCTGGCGGCCGGAGTGAGGCCAAATTCGACCAGATAACTTTTAAACCGTCGATCGGCATCAGCCAGCATCGCAACAGCCGGGTTCGCCTTAATCAAAAATCCCCCTTCAGTCTGGACTGTATAAGTTCTCCCTTCGTCCGCGATCGTCAGACGAAGCTGAAGGATATCTGCATAGATATCGCAAAGACGCTCCAGCGCCAGTGAATCGGCAACTGTAAGAATACCCATGCCATCAAGTAAAACTGTGAGCCTGCCCCACGCAACTTTTCCCCAGTCGCTAAGATGTGCTGGCGGGCTGGGGATTTCTTTTGCAGGTTGGGGTTCTTTATCGTTGAGTTTACGTTTGCCCGGATTGCCGGTTACCACTTTCAGGTGGGTCGGTTTCGGGCGCCGTCCTGCCATCGGAACCTCCCGGAAAAAAACTTTTCATTTCGCGGTTGTGCAAACAGAGGAGGGCGGGCGGTCACGCAGGCACAAAGCTGTGAACTTTTAACCCGCCCTCCTCCTTCATAGCTGCCACACATATGAGAATTGTTATCGTCTGAACCAGTGCGATGCACGGTCAAGTGGAATACCGTTCTCGTCACAGCCCACGACGACACCGCGTTTCTCCATTCGTTGCTTCGTAGAGTCGTGGTGCTGCTTACACAACCCCTGCCAGTTCTTCCGGCTCCAGAATAGCTTTTGTGCCTTCGCTATCGCTTCGGCGTTTCCACTATTCAGCGCCTCTTTCAGTTTGTGCGGAATGATATGATCGACCACCGTTGCCGCCGTCACTCTTCCCTGCTCATGACACATGGCACACAACGGATGAGTACGAAGGAACAGGAGGCGCTCACGGTCCCATTTGCTGCCGTAGATACGGGGCGATTTGTTCATGCGATATCTGTCCAGGTGGCTATCAGTCATCATGTGGGTAAGTTACTACCAGGCTCTGCTGTAACGCCTACTTCACAGCCTCGATGGTGGCACCATTAGAGTTCATCACATAAACCTGATCGCCCGGATAGATAAACTGGTAACGGCAGCCATCACCCGCGCCGGGGAAATTTTCACTCGGATATTCCTCAATAATGATGGCAATAGCATCAGTATCCAGCACATCAGTACGGTCACTAATAACCAGTTCTTCCTCCTGCAGCGCTTTGGTCATTTCTGGATCTTCATAGATAGCCGGGAGCCAGTATGCGAAGTCCAGGCTGGCTGAGTTATGAGTAAGTTTTAAAGTATCTGCGAACGTTTCAGAACCAGCCCTGGCTATCGAGATGGATGGCTGCTCACAAATATGCGTAACACCGTTGATGATGGTTTTAACTGTAAACATAGTATTTCCTTCTTCGTCTTCTTGTTACAACAAAAAGCCCCGCTAGTGCGGAGCTATGGGATTGTTGGTTGACTCTCTCACCGAGTTGTAAATACGCTCACACGTCATTCCTGCCTGGTAGCGTTCGTCAGCGATTGCAGCATATCGTTTAGCTTCTGCTGCAATATCTCCGAGCATGTCGGCAAGCATTCCGGCGGTGGCGTCGGTTGTTTTGCTTCTGACGGCAGCGGCAAGATTTGCGGTGTGCTTTGCGGCGTCCAGGCGGGTGGCAAGTTTTTTTGCTTCGGTACGCAGCTGGCTAACAGTGGCAGACAGGCCAGCAGCAGTGGCAGCAGATTTAGCGGCTTGCGCTTGTGCATCTTTCACAGCCTCATCACGGGCAATAATGCGGCCCTGTTCAATAATACGGGCGGCGGTCTGGGCGTTGACTTCCTGAGAGGATTCAGCGCTGTCGCGATCTGCCCATTTTTTTTGCCAGCCCCTGTCACTCCAGACATTACCGGCGATAAACGTACCAGCCATCAGCAAAATAAACACCAGCTGCAACCAGTATCTTTTCAGAAGAGCAGATAACAGATTCATACCAGCACCGATTTTGCTTTTTCAAAGCGCTCTCGCCTGTCACCGATGCCGTTCTGCCCTCCGTTAATGATCTGCGTAACGCGTACCAGGTCGCCGGAGTATTTCAGACACCCTCTAGTCACAAAAAACCACGCTGCGGAACGGGCGGCATGACGATCCAGCTCAAGCTGTCCCGGATTCGCCACCAGATCCAGTTTCAGGGCAACGCCGCATCTGGTGTAATTCCCCAGCCCGGTTATCTGGATAAGCCCACGCCCGCGATACTTCCAGCCATCTCCGGCGTCTTTGTTACCCATGCGGCCACCGTAAACCAGATTTGCTATTTGTGGCTGATGGGCAACCTGGCGATCATTAATACGCCCCAGCATTTCGCACTGATACGGCGTCAGGCGTTTACCAAACGTCTTCTTCAGCGCCTCCACCGAATAATTGAAGCTTTCCTTCAGAACAGTAAATCCTGCTGATTCATGCCCCGCTTGTGCAATAAACATGGCCTGATCGAGTGGAGTAGTAATACCGAATTCGCTCATTGCCGCCGTAATATGCGGATACCAGCGCGCAGAAAGCCCGGCGCTAATACCAGCCGCCTGCTGAAATTGTTGTTGATTCATCAGTGCCTCAGAGCATCAACCAGACGCGCCACATTACCGCGAGCCCACAGCACAGCGGCGCAGATAAGGATATTCACCATCACCACCAGCCAGTGGGATGATTCATATAAACCAAAAACAAACCGGAAAGGGACGCTGGCATACACCAGCACCATGACATAGGCCAGTAACGAAATCAGGGGGCGGTGTGTCGCATCACCGCGTCGGTAAAACATCAAAACGATGACTATCACCCCACAAATTACGGCATTCAGAACTGCAGAAGGGTCATTTGCTACCATTTGATCCCCCTCCCCTGATACGAGAAAGAATACTGAACAGGCTGTTCAGATCCTGACTGTTAAGAAAAGTGAGAAACTTTATACACATTGCAGAAATAATCACTGCGCCAAGAGCATCCAGTGGTTTGTCATAATGCGTTATTACCGCAAGCTTAGTACCTATCAGCCCGGCGCCAAGCACTCCCACAATAAATGACGTGATAAAATAAGCGACCAGCCTGATGCGTCCGATGTTGGTTGCCGTGGCGACATAAAACACCGCGCCGGCAAAAGCACCGAATACCACACCATAATCGGTTCCGGTTGCCAGACCGAATACACTGGCCCCCATTAATCCACCAGCCAACACTGTCGCACTGGATACAGGTTCGGACATTCATCCCCCTCTGGTTATGTGGGTCCTCTCAGTTATGAGGGGAAATAAAAAAGGCCGCCTGATGGCAGCCCTGATAAGGTTTAAGTCATTTAAACTGGCGATTGTAACGGTCTGGAAAGTACTTCTGCTTCGCCGTTATGGCAGATATCATCGCCTCTTGTCAGATGTCAGACACCGACAATAAACCTTCCTGTTTCCAGATCGTCAACAGTATCGCTTGTGTAGTATGCCACCTGAACAACACCGTTATGCTGAAGCCAGTAATACCCTTCTTTCATTCACACCTCCGCAAGGAGTATAGGGCGAAGCAGAATGTACTGTGGTGCAGGAAGCCACAACTCAAGATTTTCGTACATGTTGCTCACTCCACTTATAGCTTCAGCTCCGATAATTCGGATGGTACTGTGCCATTGAGGCTATATAGATTTCATGGGTGTCAGCTAACTGCACAAATCCATACTTAATGGCGCCCAGCAACGTGCCCAATCTTTTATGTCCCTCCATAAGGTGTAAACCGCTCTCACCAGAGGAAACAAGAGCACGCTCAATAAACATCGGCGGTTCGGCCCATGTACCGAATTTAAGCCAATGCTCTGCGACCTCTTCTCTCGCATCAATACAAATCTTGTTGCCGTATGTATTAAAGTCTTCTGAGATCCCAAGCATGAAATCAGGATATGTTGCATTACGGCCAAGCCTAGTGAACTCAGATGTTTGCAACCTGACCAAATCCCACTTAAGTGATTTAAGGTTTAGGTGCCCATAAAGAGCCTGAAATTCAGGATCGTTGGATAACCCACAGTAAATTTGTTTAAAAATTTGATCCGGGGCTTCAATCCCATACTTATCGCGAAGAATAGTGATTCCTTCATCTTCTTTATACAAAGGATCAGGACCAAATATTTTAGGTAAGTCACTATAAAACATTACCAATTCCTTTTTTGAAGCATACAAAAAAACCCACTCATCGGCGGGTTTATAAAACTTTGGCAACATATCAAATATGCTTCAAATATGGCTTATTTTGTTGCATTTTGCAAGCGCGTTTGAAGGAGATAGTGAAATTTAGTTCACATTTCTGCCACTTTGAGGGCTTCTTCATCCTCATAGTACTCAAGAGCCATAGCCAGCGCAGACTCATCAAGCTGGGTAAAAGCGGCCTTTAACCCAGCCCAGTGCCCAGAATAGACACGCAACCATGTCGAACGGTCAACGCTAACCATGCGGGCCAACGCTGCACCAGCATAGTCTTTATAGGTTTCATTATTTCTGGTTGCGGCAATTTCCTGCCCTGCCAGCCATACCAAGCCTATAAGTTTCTTTACTACGCGCTCCTGAAGCGAGTTTTTACCTAGGCATTTCTGATAAGTTTTCCAGACGTATTCACACATCATCACCTGGTGCTTATAGCTAAGGTCAAAACCGTAGCAGTACCGCAACCAGGCCTGCTGGTATCGACTAAGCGCGGACACTGCCCTACGCCACGGCGCAGACTCAAATTCCACATCTTTTATCGGCGGCATTGGCCTGCGGCGGCTGCGTGTTTCCAGCACATACAGTGGCGCGGAAAGCGAGTTAACAAAGCGTGGCCCCTTTTCTCCTTCGAGTTCGACGAGATGAATTCCACGGCGCGGGGTGGCATTTTTGTCTGCTGGTGGGTGTTCACTGAAAGCCTCAAGCTGCCCTTTTGTTCCCCCAGAGAAGTCAGGCAGCGCACGACGTAGTTCTATTCTGACAAAATTCAGGTCTTGTTGATTCATGCTTCTCAGCTCTCCATACACTTAAGCTGTCGCAATTACGCCGATCGCCAGCGCACGATCGATAAAACGAAATATCAACTCCAGCTGAGAGCCGTATTTCTCTTCGAATGCCACGGTGTCCGCATGTAACTCATTGTGATGCGTTCTGCACAACGGCAGCACAAAGAGGTCATGCGCCTTCGTTCCCATCCCTCCCTGACCGTGGCCTATCAGGTGGTGCGGATCATCCGCCTGCTTCCCGCAGCAGGCGCACGGCTGGGATTTAACCCAGCGGGTATATATCTCATTGACCCATCGACGGCGTTTCGGACGTAACATGAAGCTTTCCGGCGATTCCGGATCAACCCTGAGCGCCAGCAGCTTTTTCGCCTTATCCTGTACAATGTTGGTGGCCGGCACCGAGGGAACAATTTCACTTTCACAGGTAGCTGACTGGACAATTGCCTTCGGCATCCTTAATGCTTTTCTCGCAGCGCTCTCCGGTAAGACTTCTGCCAGGTCATTGCGTACCATCCACCAGCACAGTTCCGGGAGAGTAACTGCGTGCATATCGTCAAAACCCAGATCACGACAAACAACCGATAAAACCCATTTTGTCGTGTTCTCCACAGCTATTGATTTCAGCCGTTCCGTAAACTGTTCGCGCAGCAGGTTATCGCAGTGCCAGCACAGTCGGATTGCCCCCGGAGCGTGGCGCATGGTTGTCATCTGTTCGCTGTGCCAGTCTGAATGCGGCCACTGACAGCCATTCCCCCGGAGTAGCCAGCTTTCCAGACTATCAAGACCACCAGCACGATAAATAACCGACTCATTACGGAACACATCACGAACAGCAGGGTCATCCGCCAGCGGCTGTGATACCGCCGGGACCGCGCCGCTGGCGAAAGATGAATATTGCTCCGGCTCTGGTTCAAGCAGAACACGCCCCTGCATAAACAGAGGCATCAGTTCCGATCCCGGCCTGAACAATACAACGCCCATACGAGGAGCAATTTCAGGGGTCAGTAACGCTCTCACGATCACCTCAATGAACGGTATCGAGCAGCTTCAGCAGCTCAGGGAATTTGGATTCGAAGAAATGCGGTTGCGTCTCGCGAGGGTTTGCCGGGCTGGTGATGTTTTTGCCGAACATGCAGCCTTTCGCCGTCAGCGACCAAAATTTTTTAATGCCGTTAATCGCGGAGCGACTGTAACGCTCACGATGTTCAACAACACCCAGCTTTGCTAACTGCTGATACGCCTGATTAGCCGTCATCCGGATACCATGCTGTTTTAACAGCGCGCTCAGTGCAAGCGTCGGGCGGCTTGAACCATCCGGCGCGCCAGCCGGAGCATCAATGGCATATTGTGGCGCCAGGTTAGGTAGTCCCACTGCCTCCTGGAGTTTCTGGCACGCGCCCAGTACCGATGAATTGGACAGGTTTAACTCTTTGCGCATAAAACCCAGCAGAATCACCCCCGCCTGCATCTTATCGGCAGCCATACCAGAAGATGTTTGTGGCGCACTGGTAATCCGATCGAACGTGCGGATCACCTTGAGATGGAAAGACGGGCTGATCCACATTGCATAAGCAAATACCAGTTCTTTGCATACGTATGTACCTTGTTCAGCACCACCGCGAACAGTATTTACTGGAGCACGTACCAAACTTCGGGTATCACTACCGCCCTGAAAAAATCTAACTGATTGATTTTGTTCCGAGGATGGAATTCCGCCCTCGGTGAAAAGTTGCTCAATCAGCTCACGGGTTTGCTTATTATCAAGCCAGTACTTCGGACGGTATTTCTGCTCTCCACCCGCAGCCCGGTGCAAATCGTTAAGACAATAGCGCCCATGAACATCGCGGCGAACTTCGATACCATCAATGACCATTAAATTATTCATGCTTCTTTCTCCATTTTCAGGCGGCTGCACCCGCCCCTGTTTCAAATTTCGTGATCGTGATTTCTACCTTCCCCTTCGGGAAAACTGGTCCCCACTCCACCAGCATTCTCTTTACCTGGCTGTCGTCCTCCCAGACTCCTGCGTGAGTCAGTGCGTCGAACAGCGCTTTGTTGTAATTGTCCAAATCCCTGATCCGCTTATCTGGCGGATACAGGATGATTTCTACCGCTGCATGGGTTGATGTCGGTTTCGGCAATCGGCGAAGTTGTTCAATGATGGCGGCACACGTTGCGCTCCGGAATTTGCGTCCCGCCACACTTATCAGGCTCTTTCCGGCAAACGGTCCTTTGTTGGGATGACGCCAGTAAGTGTTTACGCTCGGTGGAAATGGCAGGGCCAATTTCATAGCGTTATCCCCTTTCCCTGAAGAAATGTGATGGCCCGTTCTCTGGCGTCAGCTTCATCAGTAACAAGTGCTTTTATCAGTGCTAGAGTTTCTGCGTCATCGTTATATGTGTTGATACAGATACCCCTCGACACACCTCGGGTTATCGTAATCACTCCCTTTTTCTCCAATACCCTAAGATGGTCTACTGCAGCATTAGGAGAGCTGCATCCCAGCAGCTCTGCCAATTCGGTATTTGTAGGGGGAAAACCATGCTTACGCTGATAATTGATCAAGGTATCCAGAACATGTTGCTGGCGAGTAGTTAAATTCATCATGCTGCTTGCTCCCGCTTGTTAACACATAACTCAGGCAAATTAGCGCGCACCAGTGCCTCAGCAAATGGAGGCGGAACAGCATTACCACAACGAGCAACTTGCTTGTCCTTCGCATAACGATTTCCCCGGAAATCCTGATCAATTACGTACCAGTCCGGAAATCCCTGCGCGCGATACAGCTCATGGGGCTGTAACATACGCATCCCGATATCAACGATTTGGTAGTTGCAACCTTCGACTGTAACCAGTCCAAAGCGATCATTAGTAGTGACTGTTCCCAAAGGCTCCGACAGTGATACTCCGCTTTTCTCGTTCCCGTAATACTTCATCAGGAAGGCGCGTACTTCACCGAGGTGCATTCCACCAGCAGTGATTGTCGGTACGGGCTGATCCACTTTTAAACCATCTCTGCATGTGCCCCGAAGATGAACAAGATGAGAAGTGACAACCGCATGGTGATCTGTTGTCGTGACCGTATGGGCTGGAGCATCCATTGCTGCTCCGGGGCCGGAATAGTTGCCGCCGAAGTGTTTTGCAAGAAATGCTGTAACAAGTTGTGATTTACCGCCGCCACCAGCTGTAATTGTCGCACTCGGTTCATCTGCACAATGACCAACGCTAGCCCCGAACTGACGTGCGATAACCGGTGCAACCAGACAGGCGCGGGACTGCCTCAAAATGGTATGCGCGGGTTTATCAAGTGGGCGCGGCTTAGCCTGGTATTCACTTCCACCATTTCCAGCAATAAATGGCGTTACCAATGCATAACCATGAGTTTTAGTAATGGTCTGCAGTGGTTCGTCCAGTCCCTGTCCACGGAAACAATCATAATTTGAACGATTACTGGTATGGTTACACTTCACGATAAAAGGCGTTGGATTATCTAGAACAAACCGCTGTATCCCTCGAGCTATACGTTTCAGTGTATTGTCAGCAAGCGGCTTCTTACGCCCAAAAATACTTGGACACGGTATTGACCAGTCAATACACTCCGCGGCTGTTCTCCACGGTGCACGCCGACCACTTTGCACTTCCAGTGATTTCGGATCACCGTGAGTAGGTTCTGGCCAGCGAATCTGTTGACCATCGCAACGCATAACCATGAAGAAGCGCTTGCGGATCGTCGGCGCGCCGTAATCACACGCGCGTAGTTCGCGATAATCAACATCATATCCGAGCCCATCCACCAGCTTTTGCGCCTGCTCGCTACCTCTTTCGATAGACAGGAACTCACAAACCTCAGCCAGTGCCGGGTGATCAGCAGGAATGCCAGTGGAAAGCATGCCGACAAATGCATTGAATGTTTCGCCAGTGCGGGCAGGATCCGGACGCATTTCATCTGCCAGCAGCGGTCCCCACGTTTTAAACTCTTCCACGTTCTCCAGCATCATCACACGTGGTCGCTTCGCCAGTGCCCAACGCAGAACAATCCAGGCAAGACCGCGTATCTCTTTTTTCACAGGCTTAGCGCCTTTTGCCTTCGAGAAGTGTCGGCAGTCCGGGCTAAACCACGCCAGGCCGACTGGATTACCTCCGGTGGCGGCTACCGGCTCCACGTCAAATACGGATTCACAATAATGCAGTGTGTCCGGGTGGTTCGTCTTGTGCATCGCAATGGCGTTTTCGTCGTGGTTGATCGCAATATCCACGCTGCGCCCGATCGCCAGTTCAATACCCGTTGATGCGCCACCGCCACCAGCAAAGTTATCTACGATAATCTCACGCATGGGTTACCCCCTGCATGCTGCCAACAAGGCCACGGGCAATTGCGATAATTTCGCTGGTGGCCGTCCGCTCCAGCCAGAGTTGATTGATGTTGGCTTTCAGTTTGTTCTGCTGGGCCTCGCTCAATACATCAACGCCTTCCACCTGGTTAAACACCAGGCCAACCTCGAGAGGCCAAATACGCGATTCAACTTCTGGTAATGTCAGCGGCGCAGGTGGCTGTACTGTTTCTGCCTGCTGGGCCTTGCAAGCGGCAAATGTGACCAGCGACATGAACGCCTTCCCTTTTTCTTCCAATTCGGTACGGCTGATGTAGCTGAAATGCTCGCCGCGCCAGGACTTATCGAAGATGGCAATGGCGCCAGCAAAGAAAGCACCAGTGGGTTTCTGCTTATTGTCCGCAGGAACAAACCACACTGGGAGATCGAAACCAATACGACCGCGGATAAACATGATGTGGTCAGCGTCTTCCGGCCACCACGTTTCACTTGTCGCTGCTTTAATGAGGAACACGTAACGCCCACCCTTTTCACGCATCGCCATTGTGTGATCCATGATGTGGGTCATGCCGGTGATCGCCTGCTTCTCGTGGTACTGAGAGCGGCTATAGGGTGGATTACCGAATGCGGCCCCGCCGATTGACTCCAGCATTTCAGCCCAATCTTGTACCAGCGCGTTATCATCGGCGGTGTACCACACAGGGCACTTAGCGTTATCGTCGTCAGCAAAGAGATCCAGCGTTAGGGGACCGAACATCGCATTAATGCCCCAAAAAAGCAGGTCTGGTGTCCGCCACTGATCGCCGACTTCTTTCAGTTCATGTGCTGATTTGTTGCGCAGTTCTGCCAGCGCCTGGCAATATTTATTGCTCATTAAGACCCCACATAATTCCCTGACAGATACCACTCACTACCTGATGCAACATACTTTCTGCTCTTCCGCAAACACCGTTCACGGCGCGCCAGAAAGGCGCTACGTTCCGACGGGATATGACTCTCCCGGAATGCCTCCATCCATACCGTAGCTGCACGACGGAACAACCCTCCCGACTCCAGTGTTTCTGCCTGACGTATCAGATGCATAATCACCTGCGGGTCGTTGGTTCCGACATAACAGCTCCGCACAGGTTTAGTCCCGATATCTGGCTCCTGATCCGGCTGTATGTCTGTCTCAAGAGCAAAATGCCTGCGAGTTTTACCTTCAAAGCGATGAGCAACACGCCTGCACTGGCGTAACTTACTTGTCGACTGCAGGACGCTTTTACGCGGGAAATCTGCGAAAGCATTCGCTATATCGCTGGAAGTACATCCCGGATGGGATTCAATGAATTTCTGAACGTCTCCCATAAGACTCATATCACCCCCTGAACCCTGTCGGGATCTGGCTGTAATCCACATTCCCGTAGCTGGATTTGAACATCGGATCTTCACGGTTTTCGAAACGTCCGCCGATGGGTGCGGACAAACGCAGTGACAATTCATCCCACTTTTCCCGGAGCTTTGAGGGGCTGAGAATGTTACGGCACCAGAACGGATCACGGCTGACCCGGCTGTACATTTCGCAGATCTGTTTGTGGGTACGCCCGTCCTGAGCACACATCAGGCGAATTTCATTTGCCCAGACGGTCCAGTTAGGTTCCTTCGGACGAACCAGCTCGCCGTCACTCTCCGCGGCCTGTTCGTACAGGGCGATGATTTTTTTCCAGATCCACTGAGCACAGGTCAAATCGTCCTGCGTTCCCCACTGACGCTTTTTAGGGCTCAACACAGCGGCATCCGGATGACGGGTTAAAAACTCCTGGTCTGTCATCTGCTGGTCCGGTTGCGAAGCGTCCGGACAAGAAGGGGTTTTATTAACTTGTGGATCTTGTTTTGATTTTACTGACGGATCCCCGCCAGATTCTGACGGGTCAAAACCGCCGTTTTTGCCAGATTTCGACGGGTCAGATTTTGATGCGTCAGATTCTGATGGGTCAGATTTTGATGGGTCAGGATCTGACAGGTCAGCAAATGCAGCCGCCTGCAGCTTTGCCACATTTAGCTGATAAACATTGGAGGCATTACGGTTTCCCTGACGTCTGGCTTTACGTGATAACCAGCCGTCAGCTTCCAGTTTTGCTATCGCCGTTCTGACTGTACTTACCCCGGCCCCAAGCTGACGAGAAATTGTCTCAATGGACGGCCAGCAGACCCCTTCGTCATTGCTGAAATCAGCCAGGCGAGCCATGATAGCCACACTGGATAATTTCATTCCCGAAGCTGCACAGGCATCCCACACATAGCCTGTTAATTTAGTGCTCACGCTCGCCCCCTATTTCCCTGAACTTGCGCTGGAATTGCTCGAGCGGGCTAAAGCACTCATGTTTATATCCTTGCCGCAGATAGATAACGCGTTGTGTTTCCGGTTCCCAACGGATAACCCGGACTGGGACGCCACGGTGATCTTTGAACCATCGGTTAAGTTTTCGCATGAGAGTTTCGCCCTCCGGTAGAACCCCCCCACAATTCCTTTAGCTCTACTGTGGTTACAGGGAACCCAACGACCTGATACCATCCGCTCATACCGAAACAACGGGAAACCAGGAACAGGGATTCCCCGTAGTTGCGGTAATCGGTTATTTACCGTTAAACTGTTCATGCGTTGGTTTTCTCCATAAAATTTGACGCCACGGCGCCCGGAGCTGCACACTCGCGGGCGTCACCCTTTTCTGGCACGCAAAAAACTCTGTATACCAGTGTCGAATGCTGTTGCAGCTTTGCGATCGCCTGATACAACTCCTCATCAATCACGGCTTTTTCATGTGGCTCAATAACGCCATCTTCGATAGCCACCCTGATTTGCTGGGAATAACTGGTGATCTGCTCAATCGCTTCCAGCAGGCGCTGATTAATATCTGCGTTATCCACTTCTTCCATATCTGCCAGCGGAACAAAAACGCCACCTGATGCCCTGGCTACTGAATGTGCCAGGTGATAGGTTCCTCCGGCACGTTGCAGTACCAGCGCCCACCCAATCGGGAAGATCTGATCACCACCAGTACGCAGGCGGTTAAACAGAGCATCTTTGGTGACATCCAGCCATTCCGCAGCTTCTTCATAACCGCCATGCAGACTGGAAATCGTCTTTTTAATCGCAGCCACCAGCCAGCGTGGCTGCTTTTCAACTTTCCATTCAGGTTCATGTCCCACGGATCTACTCCTTCTGCTGTGGTACTAATTCATTGAGGCTTTGCTATTGTTTTGAATAAATATCCGGGCGAAGATCTGATTTTGTAATTTCTCCGGCGGTTTCTTCCTCAAGTTTTTTTGCTAAGGAAAAACCCGCTTTTTTGTATCCGTTAAAAACCAGACGCAAATAGCCCGTAGTTGAGCCAACATTGCCAGCCAATTTGCACTGTTGCTCTTTTGTTAAAGAGTCCCAATACTCTTTCATAATATGTACCTCCGATGTACATATTACACGAAAAACATGAACCATCAAGGTACTTGTACCAGCAAGGTACACGTTGTTTAATTTCTTAATGAAAACTATCCAAGAGATAAGGCGTTTAAACGCCAGAAAATTGAGAGATGGTGTCGGTGGGAATTCTTTTTTTGCCAACATAATCGATCGTGAACCCACCCAAACCAGTAGGTTTATGGGGGAAGGTGCCACCAAAAATATTGGTGACGCTATGGCTCGGCATATTGAAAAGTGCTTCGATTTGCCGCAAGGATGGCTAGATCAGGAACATCAAACAACTAACATTGCAAAAAATCCAGATGTTTCAGATACTAGCAGACAAATTACTATGGTACCTGTTATATCCTGGGTGCAAGCAGGAGTATGGACCAAAGTCGGTTACGCTGAGGTAGATTTGAGCAGCACAGAGACATACCCTTGCCCTGTTCCCTGTGGACCAATGACTTATATTTTACGTGTTATTGGTGATTCGATGATTAATGAGTATCGACCCGGCGATATGATTTTTGTAGATCCAGAAATCCCGGCTATTCATGGCGATGACGTCATCGCGCTAATGCATGAAACAGGTGAAACTACATTTAAAAGACTTATTGAAGATGGAGGTCAGCGGTTCTTAAAGGCATTGAACCCTAATTGGCCGGAGCCATATGTCAAAATAAATGGCAATTGCTCAATCATAGGAACAGTTATTTTTTCTGGAAAACCAAGAAGATATAAAAACAGACCATAATGTAAAATGGTAAAACCTGCTTCGGCAGGTTTTTTTACACTTGACAATGTACCCCAAAGGTACATAATGTACCCAACAGAAACAGCGAACAGGCAGGACGCCCACGAAGTAGCCGCCGGTGGCATACGAATGACCGGATGATTCGCTAGCAAATGATTTCAGTGGAGAGAATAGATGAATGAGCAGGATTTGAAGCATGTGATCGCATTGTTGCTGGAAGACGCTAAACGTTTGCAGCAGATAGAGCCAAATGCAGGAACTGAGGCCCGTATTTTGTTAGCAAAACAGGCATTAAAGACTTGCGGGGCGCAAGACCCTGATCGAACCGAGTTCATGAATTTCATGGCTAACACGATCCCCCCTCGTCCATGCAAGGGAGATGGGGTGAGCCGTGTTTATCACGATACGATGGTTAAAGCTTTAAGAATCGAGCTTGAAAGGCTCAGGAGTCGGATCGCGATAAACGAAATCGTTACCAACTAAGGCTGCAGACGGAAGTAAGAATGCACTTTGTTCAAATTTACAAACAAAGATATTTGCATTAACGCCAACGCTATTAGCAATAGATAACGTTTGGTTAACGATGTTATTGCAATTCATTGTGCTGTTGAGAATATAGCCACCCGGGATCAACCTGCAGTCTCCGTCATCATCTTTTGTTGTTTTTCGGTAATGGAAGTTAAGCATTAACTCTTCAAATTTTTTGGCCTGTTCGACTGTGGCTTCAAATAGACGAACGTGAACATAAAACTGGTTCATTAGGTTTCCTTGCTGGCTGTGTGAGAACTCCAGCATACCACCGAGCCTGATGTGGTGAAAAGACAGGCACACAACGATGAGGGCATTGACGAGCAAGACATAAGTGCTGGTTCGATTCCAGACAGTCCTGTTTAGTCAGGAGGGTTGGGCAGAGAAAAGGTCCGTTTAATTCGGACACGGCAGTGCTCTCTTCGTTGTGGTGAATGCGGCTCAGCGCACGCGGGTAAGGTTGAAGCTGATAGTCGATCCTCTGTAGTTAAGCACCCGTCTGGCGTGCAACCTTCGCCAGATACCGGGAGGCACCCGGCACCACAACGTTATTGCTGTGTGAAGTCTTGTCGGCGTCCGGCTCTTCCAACAACAGGAGGAAGGCGACAGTGTTCTGCCGTGACGCCGACCTTTTTACACAACAGAAAAGAGCATCTCCGCGCGACGGGCTCATTACCCAATCCACCCGGAAAGCTGTTACAGCAGGTGCTCTTTTCTGTTTTGTGGAGAAACCAACTGGCGGTGGCAACCGCCATCTTGAGGGGTTAACGATGAATGATGACCGCATGACCGTAGTGCCCGACTTTCTGGGCGAACTGGATGCCGGCGTGTTCATGAACAAAATCGCGGCAGCGCTGAATACTGTCGGATTAGGCGTTCTGAATAACGGCAATAAAGGCAAGGTAGTCCTCACCTTTGATTTTGAGCGCATGGGAAATTCAGTCGAAGAGAAGCGCGTCAAAATTAAACACAAGCTGCAGTACAGCACTCCGACGCCGCGCGGTAAAGCGTCAGAAGAGGACACAACAGAAACCCCAATGTGGGTTAACAAGGGCGGAAAGCTCACCATACTGCAGGAAGATCAGGGGCAACTGTTCAGTATTAAAGGCACTACTGACGGAAAGCTTAAAGCGGCTCAGTGAACCGCAGCTAGCCAATTCACTGCCACCACTTCGATCATTAGTTAATAAGGAATTTTTATGTCTCAGTTAGACAGCGGCACTTTTCAGCAGGTAAAAGACCTGGTTCTTTCTGGCTATCGCCTGAACGATATTCAGGGGCTGGCTTGCCCGACAGCATTATTGCCTGCCGGGACAGGTGTTGAAAGCCTAGAACGCTTTGCTATGGAGCGTTTCCGCTTCCGCGGCGCCATGACTACCACCAGCATTGAAGACTTTGTCCGTTATTCAAAGGGCTATGCCAGTGCAACCGAAAAAGCACGCTGCTTTATTGATGCTGACCATATGACAGCTCGCTCAGTTTTCAATATTGGTACGCTGGATAACCCCGGTCATGCAGACAACGTTGCTTCTATCACGCTGAAACAGACTGCACCATTCCGCGCCCTGCTCCAGATCAACGGGGAACGCCTGAAACAAAAACAGATCGCCGAATGGCTTGAAGACTGGAGCGATTATCTCCTGGCGTTCGATTCTGACGGTAACACAATGCAGATTTCACAGGCTGCCCAGGCTGTTCGCCGCATTACGATCCAACAGGCAACCCAGCAGGATCATGAAGATGGCGATTTCAGCGGTAAGAAATCCCTTATGCAAAGCATTGAGGCCAGCAGCAAAGACGTTATGCCGGTGGCTTTTGAGTTCAAATGTGTTCCGTATGAGGGTCTCGGTGAACGTGCGTTCAGCCTCCGCAACAGCCTCCTGACCGGTGATGAACCTCGCTTTGTTCTGCGTATCGTACAACTGGAAGCGCAGGAAGAAGCGATCGCCAATGAATTCCGCGACCTGCTGATCAGCAAATTCGACGGTGAATCAGTAGAAACGTTCATCGGTAACTTTAAAGCGTGATTGCTCTGCATTAAATCCCCGGCGGCGCGGGGATTTATTGAAGTGTAATTCTGTTAATTATCGCCACTAGGCGAGGGATTCGCACAACCAAAATTCACGCGGTGCAGCGCGAAATAAATTATAAGGAGAACCAACGATGAGTTTTATTCAAACACTTTCAGGTAAACAATTTGATTATCTCAGCGCAACTATTGACGACATTGATATTGAAGATATCGCCGTGGCGCTTTCCAATATTTGCCGCTTCTCCGGACATCTCCCTGAATTTTATAGCGTGGCGCAGCATTCCGTACTGTGCAGCCAGCTTGTATCACCGGAGTTTGCCTTTGAAGCCCTGATGCACGACGCAGCCGAAGCGTATTGCCAGGATATCCCTGCCCCATTAAAAGCGTTACTGCCTGATTATCGCGAGATTGAGAAACGTACCGATCAACTGATCCGCTTTAAGTTTGGCTTGCCACTGGAAGAAGCCAGCGTAGTGAAGTATGCAGATCTGACCATGCTGGCAACTGAACGCCGCGATCTGGATATTGATGACAGTATTCCCTGGGTAATACTGGAAGGTATCCCCCCGACAGATTTATTCGAAATCTACCCCCTTCGCCCCGGTCAGGCTTTCGGCCTGTTTATGGCCCGCTTTAATGAACTGATGGAGCTACGGCAATGTGCTGCATGAAAGATAAAGAGTCTGTAGTGAAGGCAATCAGATCAAGACGTTTGTGGGAGCGCGTTGAAGGCGGTGCAGCATGACAGTCCATACATTGAAGCAATGCCGCCCGGACCAGGAAGAAACTGAGTATTTCTGGAAGCTGTTTCATGCGGCACAACGAAATGATGCTCGCTGGCACGGTAGTGAAATCAGCATTATCGCCGATGAGCTATCCCGGACGGATTTAGATCGTAACCAAAAACTGTTCCTTCTCCGCTCCTGGCAAGTGCTGGTAGACAACAAAGGTGGATTCGGGCGCTTTATGGGTGCCTTTGATACTTACGTCTACAACATGCAAGACCCGGATGATGACTGCGTAGCGTGGAAACCTGAACTGGCCCAAATACTGAACGACGGCAATTGTTTCGACGTACTGCTTGATGCGTACCATGAAGCCCAGCAGCGCATAGCAGAACTGGAGGCGAAGCTTGAAACTGCCGACAGGTTGCAGGATAGCGCATTCCGTGACGGCCTGAAAGCCGGGTTCAGCTATGGGCAGACAGATGACCAATCCGGGTTCACGCAGTGCATGTCTGCATATAGCCCCGGCGCTGGCATCAAGGTTAAGGGGGCGTGATGGCGGATATTAGCAGAGGACCAGTATCAACGTTACCTGGGCACGTTTGCAATTTGCCGGCTGGCGCAAAATGCGACTACCACCAAGATCGTGACGCCGTTCGCCGCGTTCAGGGTGAAACAGATTCATTCGGCTGTGAATATCACGACATGTGCCAGGAGTGTCACGATCAATACGTTATTGAATCCAATAACGCTGACTATTCAGGAAGGTGTGACTGGTGCGGTAAGCACGCGGATCGGTTAGTTCCACACCGCGATATTGAAGAAGGTAGCTATGGGCGCGTCTATGACGTGTGCAAACCGTGTATTGATGCAGAGCGCCAGCGCTGGGAGGAAGAAGATGAACAAAGATGGTAAACCCATGACCACTATTACCAAAGAACGTATCGAATTATTCATTAAAAATCCGCTGGAAAACGGGCTTACCCGTGGCGAACAAATGGAACTGGCACGGATTGCGATGGCGTCGCTTGAGGCTAAGCCTGTGCGATACCTGAATAAATTTTCCGGTGTGTGCGTGACGTTAGAGCAACAGCCAAACGCTGCAGATGATGTTGCCGTGTATATGCTGTTATATGCTGCCCCGCCAGTGCAGGAAACAGGCATTTACAAGGATATGCTCAATATCATCAGCCTGCTGGAAAAAAACGAATGGGCTGAACACTGCACGAGTACAGTTTTAGGTTCACTCCTGGAGTCAGAAATAACGCGTTTGGTTAGTAAAGAGCAGCCAACGCCGATAGTGCCAGAGTCCATCAGCGTTCGGCAGGCCATTTCTGCTCTTGAGAGCGCAGATTCTGTAACGACTATTGGCCAGGCGTACAAAATGGGATGGAACGCCTGTCGTGCTGCCATGCTTCAGGGGGTCGAGCAACCACAAAACGCACGACAAAATATTCCGGAAAATATTCCTGATGGCAACTCTCCGGCAATTCCGGATGATTGGGTTATGGTGCCGAAGAAACTAACTGCTGAGAACGGCGCTAAGAGTTTGCTATCCGGTGAGTTTTTAGAAACTACTTTTATAAGCTGTCCTGAATGCTTTGCCGACGAGGAATGTGAAAGCTGCGACGGCAGTGGGCGAATTAAGATTGAGGTTCCTGTCAGTTGGACGACGATTAAGGCTATTTGGAATAAAGGCGTTGAACATTTTCGTAGCAGCACCGCAACAGGGGACAACTAATTTATGAATAACTTGATGATCGACCTTGAAACTATGGGTAAAAAACCTAACGCGCCTGTTGTCTCCATCGGTGCTGTGTTCTTCGATCCGCAAAGTGGTGAAATTGGACCTGAGTTCTATACCGCCGTTAGCCTTGAAAGCGCAATGGAACAAGGTGCCGTTCCTGATGGCGATACCATTCTATGGTGGTTAAGACAAAGCCCGGAAGCGCGGTCGGCTATTTGCGTTGATGCTATGCCCATTACGACGGCATTATCTGAACTGACTCAGTTCATCGGACGCCACGCGGATAACATGAAGTACATGAAGGTTTGGGGGAACGGGGCTACATTCGACAACGTCATTTTACGCGGTGCTTATGAACGTGCCGGCAAAATCTGCCCGTGGCCATTCTGGAATGATCACGATGTGAGAACACTGGTTACTCTAGGTCGTTCGATTGGTTTCGATCCTAAAAAAGATATGCCATTTATAGGTGAACAGCATAACGCACTGGCCGACGCGCGCCACCAGGCAAAATACGTGTCCGCGATATGGCAGAAGCTGATTCCGACCATCAGTAACAATCTGTAATTTCACCTGGGTGCAGCCAGGGTAATGGATGAATAACCATGAGCAATATTTTACAGTTAGCCCCTAACGAGTGGGTTTGTGAAAGCGTTCTTATCGCGGTTACCGGGCTCAAACCCGGAACTATCCTCCGGGCCAGAAAAGAGTGCTGGATGGTTGGGCGGGAATATATCCACGTATCGCCTGACGGTAATCCTAAACCTTCCAGTGAGTGCATGTATAACAGAAAGGCTGTAGATGCCTGGGTCGCCTCAATGAAAAACAAGCAGCCAGGGTGATTTGATGCCATGAAAAAGGTAAGCTCATATCGCTCTTGGGCGTCTGGAGGTAACACCAATGGATAAAATCACGTATCCAACAGGCGTCGAAAACCACGGTGGCAGTCTGCGCATCTGGTTTAATTTTAAAGGTAAGCGTGTCAGGGAAAACCTCGGTGTCCCTGACACCGCTAAGAACAGGAAGATCGCCGGGGAGCTGCGGACATCGGTGTGTTTTGCCATCCGCACAGGAACCTTTGATTATGCAATGCAATTTCCTGACTCCCCTAACCTCAAGGCTTTTGGTGTAAGTAAGAAAGAAATTACAGTGAAAGAACTTGAAGAAAAATGGCTGGATCTGAAACGGATGGAAATCTGCTCGAACGCATTCAATCGCTATGAGTCTGTCGCAAGGAATGTAGTGCCGAGGATCGGAGGTAATCGACTGGTGTCAGCAGTCACCAAAGAGGAATTGCTGTATCTCAGGAAAGATTTGCTAACCGGCTACCAGAATCCAACGAAAGGAAAAGCTCCTGCAAAAGGGCGAAGCGTCGTTACGGTGAATTATTACATGACGACAATTGCTGGAATGTTTCAGTTTGCTGCAGATCACGGTTACATAGAAGCAAACCCCTTCGAAGGGATCAAGCCTTTTAAAAAAGCCAGGGCAGAGCCAGATCCGCTAACTCGTGACGAATTTATTCGCCTGATAGATGCATGCCGACATCAGCAGACGAAAAACCTGTGGTCACTTGCAGTATACACAGGGGTACGTCACGGGGAGCTGACCTCCCTGGCCTGGGAGGATATCGATCTTGAAGCTGGAACAATAACAATCAGGCGTAATTATACAAAACTGGGAGAATTCACTCTACCGAAAACTGAGGCGAGCACGAACAGGGTCATACATCTTATCCAGCCTGCGATAAACGTCCTGAAGAATCAGGCGGAAATGACCAGGCTAGGAAAGCGGCATCACATTGATGTTCAGCTGCGCGAGTACGGCAGAACGGAGGGTCACGAATGTACATTTGTCTTCAACCCTCAACTGATCAGAAGATGTCAGCATGTTGGGTTCATCTACAAAGTCGACTCGATAGGCGATTTATGGGACGCAGCGATGAAGCGAGCAGGGATAAGGCACAGAAAAGCATATCAGTCGCGTCACACGTATGCGTGCTGGTCACTGTCAGCTGGCGCTAACCCCAGCTTCATTGCCAGTCAGATGGGCCATGCGAGCGCCCAGATGGTCTTCAATGTATACGGTGCGTGGATGGCAGACAGCAGTCGTGAGCAGATCGTAATGCTGAATCAGCGGCTTGCGGATTTTGCCCCACAGATGCCCCAAAGCCTACATAGCAGTACCAGAGCATTATTGAAATCAGTAAGTTAG